CTGAGCCCTGTTGGCTCAGTACCTCAAGGTGTTAAACACATCATCCTGCATGTATGTCAATAGTTAGTCGAACTACTCCATTCAGGGAGGCTGGAATTGAACTGGTCTCGTTTACGCCAGTAAATGGCTTAAACTACCCGAACGATCCTCCTCCTGAGGTGGTTCCCGACGTTCCGTTTCTTTACTCTGCCCTTAATAAAGGGTTTGAAGTAATGACTCCGAACTCCGGGGGTGGTAGGGGGCAATGGAAAAATTGGCAACACTATAAACGTGTTACCGACTTTTCATCCGCCTATCCGCCGCTTCACCCCACCGTACAGTATACACCGCACGGTGGATATTCTGGATCCTGGTATTATTCCGGGACCCATAGTGATCCTCTGTTTGGTTATAGTTCGACTCACTACGGAGAACCCGATAATCCCACCAAAGGATTATTCGGGATGTACAACCCTGAATTCGATACGGAAGGTGATGATTTCATCACTGACCCTTCGAATCTGGCTCAATTACTGGACTCAGGCTATAAAGCCATGATGCCAGAAATTAAGGCTGAACTTAGTTCTATCAATTCGCTCTATGAGCTTAAAGATATTGCTAGTTTGCGTTCTACACTCACGAATATACGTTCGCTTCCCAAGCTTCTTTTGAAGTCTGGTGCGAAACGTCTCCGTGAGATACTCCGCTCGGGGTCTGATGCCTATCTCCAATGGAGCTTCAACATCAGTCCCTTAGTGTCTGACATAAGCGGCATTTATGCCGCTTTAGACAGTTATGAGCGCAAATTAAACGCGCTAATAACTCGTTCCGCGAAGAAACAACGTCGCCATTATACGCGCACGTTGACTGAAATGCCTCACGAAGTCAGTAAATCAGCCAATTACGGCCTGGGTGCACCTCAATTGGTGTACCCTTCCGTTTCTGGTCTGAATTACATGAGTCGTCAGGCTATTCAGGCTTCTTCTAAGTTCCATATGATGATTGAGTATAACTTCCGTTATTCTCAATACCAGCTCGAGCATGCTCGAGTGCTTGCATTACTTGATGCTTTTGGGGTTAACCTTAACCCCTCGATCATCTGGAATGCATTGCCCTGGTCATTCGTAATTGATTGGGTCATCGGTGTAAATCGATGGCTCGAACAGTTTACGGTGCAGAACATGGAACCGCAGATAAACATACATCGCATGTCGTGGTCTATCGCCCGCAGCAGAACTATTGCTGTCCAATGTGAAATTGGCAACAATCCGTTCGGTTACGGTTCCGATGGACCCCGATCGCAAGGTACTACCTACGAAGTCGCTTATAAACGACAAGTAGGTATGCCTAGTAGTAGCTCGATCATTTCGAGCGGGCTAACTCCTAGAGAGTTTAGTCTAGGCGCCGCGTTGGTTTTAAGCCGACGTAGACGCCGTAAACGTTAGTCATAACAAAACAAAAGCATGCTAGCAAATACGCTAACAACTAATGAAGTGAAGGATGCTGCTGGTACAGAGGTTGAATACCAACGTATCAGCATCGCTCAAAACCAGACCGAATTCGCCAAAATTGGCGAACCTCCGGCCTACCCTGATCGGATGTCTATCAAACATAGTACATCCGGTAAGGGAGTCAAGCTGCGTCAACGTTCCGTCTTCCGCTTTGACATTACGTCATTGTCGGATGTCGATTCGGTGACACCAGTTGTTGACTCGGGTATGGTTATTTTGGACACCGCAAAAGGTGCCCATTTGACCACTGCCCAAGGCAAAGCCGTGCTCGCACGGGTTATGTCGTTCCTCGCGTCGAAAGGCGCAAGTACGACTATCCTGTACGATTGCACTGGCTACGGTGCTGAGTCCTTGCTCAACGAGTCGATTTAATCGATTCGCCAATCAAGATTCCTTATGACTGGTAACAGTCATTCTCCGTACCGGCTGGGCGTTTATACGCCCAGCCGGCTTAGAGAACCTACAGTGGCATGATAGAATAATCCGCCCCGGATGTCCTATGTAGTCTAAGGTTATTTCCAGTAATGGAAAAGAACCCGACTGCGTAGTATTGTCCGGACGGACTTCCCTCAAGCCCTGCAGTGTTCGCGACCTTGTACACGTTGTGTTCAGCACCTGTAAAGTTGCTGAGCACATATTCCTCCGCGGGAATGATCACAAAGAGATTGTTCAAGACTCTACGTCTTGACGATATCTTCGTGCGTTTCTTCGGAGGCTGTTCAATGTTCGCATAGACTGTGGGTTTACTCATAGTTTATATTACGGAAACGCTTCGAGATCACGGCGTATTGCATGCTCTGAGAGGACTACCTTATGGTATCCAATAAGAGCTCAGATGAAGTAGTTAACCTCATCGCTGCACTACTCCGTGACGTTCAAACGTCACATGGATTAGTGTTCACACCACGTGCGTGTCGTCTAACAACCCAAAAGGTTGCCAAACGATACGACGCTGAAGGTATTAGTTTTCTTACGAAAACTCTACCACGTCTCGGCAAGGCCTTTGATAAGGCCCTTTCTCTCAATACCCCGTTAAACGCTACCAGCGTGGGATTTGCATCCCTCCCTGATAGTAAACTTCCAAGGTTTCTTGGTGAGTTTTTTAGCAAGGTATTGAACCCAGACGGCACGGTCCTTCAGGATCCGTGTGCACAGTGCGTCGAAGTTATACGGCAAATTACGTACTTATTTTATAAGTACGAACTACCATATACTGATGACCAAGAACAACAAGTCATCTCCTCCTTTAAAAGGACGGAAGATGACATACTGGCTCGGTCGGAGTCTCTACGCAATCTGCGCAGCGATACCGAACGTAGCTATCAAACTAGGCGAAGCCGCTCTAAAGCGACTTCTCCCGAAGTGATAGCCCGCGAAGCTAGGATCTTACTCGCAAGAGTATTTTCTGGCTTCGACTTCACTGACATAGTTCCTAAACACGGACCCGGAGCCGTTGCTACCAAGCAACGTCTATGGGACAAGTACTTATGGACTAATGTCAGCAACAAGATCCGCAAACACTACCCCTTGGATGCATATTTTTATGCATCTTTGAGTCATGTTTGCGATTCTATCGATAGTTTAGAAGCTATCGATGACAAGGATCTACCGGCAAGAGTTGTACTCGTGCCGAAAGATTCTCGCGGACCTCGTCTTATATCATGTGAACCCGTTGATTATCAATGGATTCAGCAAGGTATCATGACGAAGTTAGTTCAGCATGTCGAAACGCTAGACCTTACAAGGTTTAACGTGTTCTTCACAGATCAAGTTCCAAACCAAATCGGTGCCCTCTACGGGTCCCGAAATGGCCGGTACGCTACCTTAGACCTCAAAGAGGCCTCAGATAGAATATCGCTTGATCTGGTTCGCCTCATCTTTCCCGAGCATGTCGTTGACATACTCGAGTCAGTGAGGTCGTCATCAACGGAATTGCCTAACGGCGAGATTATAAACCTGCACAAACACGCTCCGATGGGGTCAGCTTTATGCTTCCCTATCTTAGCTTTGTCTGTGTGGGCTATCTTGACCGCGGCAGTGCCGGACGCAGATACTCGTGAGAGTATCCTAGTGTACGGTGATGATGTGATCGTCCCAACGGCTTACGCCGCGAACGCGATCGAACGACTCGAACTCTTTGGCTTATTAGTCAACAGAGATAAGAGTTGCACCAGTGGATTCTTTAGAGAATCATGTGGCATGGACGCTTTTAAAGGCGTTCCAGTCACTCCTGTTCGTTTCCGAACAGTCTGGTCATCAACACCCTGTCCGAACGTTTACACGTCATGGATTGCTTATGCAAATTCCATGTACGCTAAGCGCTACTTCAACTGCTACGATTACATCGTAGGAATGTTGTTTCGTGTTTACGGAACAATTCCGAGCAAAGACATGCATCTCGCATGTCCAAGCTTGGTTGAAGTACCTGAATACATGGTGCCAAAGCATACCAGGACTAATCGCCGTCTCCAAAAGAGACAGTGGAAGGTCTGGGATGTTAAGGCCCCAACGGTTATGAGGGAAATTGACGGATGGTCTATGCTACTCCGATTCTTTACAGAATCAGGAGCGGCTAGATCATTTAACAAGTCGCATAAAACTGATGAAGAAATTCATCAGTGGTTGCCCCTTGAACGTCACTTAGCCCCTCGTTGGTTCATGGGTTCCGATAAGGAACCTTTTTCAGTTCGTCTGTACACGAAACGTCGTACTAGCATGCTAGTACGACGTTTCGTGTACAGACGAACTGAAAAAGGTTCCTTATCG